CTCGCATGGTTGATAGTTATCAAAAGATATTTTGGCTGTATCGCTGGTTTGGTTATGTGGGCCGGATGTAGAATTAACAGCGGATTGGGTTTGGATCCAAGTGGTCCCAGTGTTAGTGAATTGATGCGTTGTTTTGAAGTTGTGGGTTTGAAAAATTTTTTGAAAGGTGATTTTGGTGAATGGGACGGCAGTTTTTCGCCAAAATATATTTTTAGATCCCATATCATTCTTATTTCAGCTTTTGAACAAATCGTTGGTGATGTAAAATATCATGTTGTGATGGTTGCTATTGCGGAGAGTGCCTCAAATAGAATTCATATTTTTGGGGTATTGGTTTATCGTGTGACAAATGGTATGCCTTCTGGTTTTTGGATGACATCTGTTATAAATACTATTGGACATGATCAGATGAGTTATGATAATTGGAGTGAGTTGACTGCTCATTTGCCAGGTGATGTTTGGCAACCTGCTGTGAAAGATGAGCATGTCGTAGAGAATTTTACCGGTGATGACAATGGCGGAGTCGTAGATGACGACTATAAACACATCTATAATGATATAACGATTTCGGAAGTTTTTTCGAAATATGGTATGAACTACACACCTCCTGAAAAACAAGGAGTTCAAGCGATTGGTGTTTGTAGTTTAGAAGATTTTGTCTATTTGAAAAGCAATTTTGTTAGAGATGATCGTTTTGGTGATTGTTGGCGGATGGCTTTAAAAGATGAAGTTCTCAGGGAAATGCTGAATTGGGTGACTGATTCGGGGGATCCTTGGGATTTATTGATGATGACAATCGATGATAGTATGCGAGGTATGTTTGCTCATGGTCGGGTGCGTTTTGATGACCACAAGAATGCGATTAATCGTGTTCTTCGTAGTATTGGGAAACCTCCTTTGACTCATGATTATGATGTTTTGCTTAGGGATTTTTACCGTAAACACGGTAAAAATATTGCTTGAAAATGGATTTTGACCAGGCTTTTACTATGGTGGTAATGGTTTCTTGTTTTCTTCTGTTTCCTTTTCTTTTGGTTATGGTATTCTTTTAA